TTAAGTCTTGACCCGCGAATTTGCCTGGATTTAGCATTGTTGCCCCGGCTTCCGCCGTTTGGAATATGGTGGAGCCACTTGAGTTCCGGAATAGATGGTTCCGTTGTTTCCGGAAGTTGTCTTTCAAATTTGCTGTACTCTTGTGACACAGAGTTAGCAATCTCAAAACCATAGTTCATGGCAATAGCAGCCCAAGCAAACAACGCCATCTGGTGAGCTGATTCTGTATTGGACTGAGCAAGACGACTAGGTGTCATTTTGGTTCCCTTTAATGTAGTTATTTGGGGTTTAACTAACGGTGTAAAGGTGCGTATTTTAACCCTGCCGCATTAGGCAATACACACATAACAAAGCGGGGAGCTAACTCCCCGACCTTGCATTGTTGCACGTAAAAGATTACAGGTTAATTATCCAATCTTGCTTCGAGCAACGGCCAAAAATTCAGCTCGAGTTACATGCCGATCTTTAAAGACCCCTCGCAAAGCGAGCGTGTCCGTACTCGAATTGGAGTTCTGCACACCGCGCGATTCGATACACATATGCCGAGCGTTTAACCACACTCCAACACCTTTCGGTTTAAGGTTATCCATAATCGCTTCTGCGATTTGGTTTGTAAGGCGTTCTTGAACTTGCAACCGGCGAGCGAAAATATCAACAACGCGGTCAATTTTGGACAAACCGACAATCTTCTTGTTCGGGATGTACGCGACAACGGCATGGCCAATAATAGTTGCCAAGTGATGCTCACAATGTGAGTAGAACGGGACAACACGAACGATCATTTCGTCGCAGTTTTCCGCCCCATCTTCAAAAGTCTTCAGCACATCCTTTGGATCTTTGTCATAGCCAGAAGTCCAATGTTTCCAAGCTTTCAAGACTCGCTTGGGTGTTTCCGCCAAACCTTCACGGGACGGATCTTCCCCAATGTGTTGAAGCAAACGAACAACAATGTCATCGGCCGACGTATCAGAACCGTCTGCTGCTTGCTCCCAAGGGAATACAACCCAATCATCTACAAACATACCTGCCATTTTGTCGATGAGAGCGAAGAAAGGACGGCCCGGATAATTATCGCAATAGCGACGCATTGTTTCACCAGAATCAATGATGTCGTCAATAAAGAAGTCCGCATCTTCCGGTTTGCTAACAATAACAAATGGACAATCCGTAGATGAGTAAATTGCGTAAGCCGCTGGAACGCCGCCGCGCGGGATTGGATAGCATTTTTTCAAACCATATCCGGTTGCGTTAATCTTGTCACGAGCGTAAAAAAGAAGGTGTACAATATCATCATGTGTCAAAAGAGTTTTCATTGTTAAATCCCGTAAGAAGCAGAGCACTTGGCAGTTTCTTCAATCTTGACAGAAACCAACTTAATACCAGTGCCTTGGAGTTGTTGAGGGCCAATTGTATCGATAAGATAAATGGCAAGGTTTTCAGCGGTTGGGTTGAACGGAAGCCAGACGAGGGAACCGTTGAACAAGTTGTCAGCATCGTTTAGTGATTCCGTGTCCATTAATTCGGAAGCTTCCCGAATTACGGAATCGTGTTCCCATGCAAGGAACTTGTGATCCCAATTGTCTTCAAGCCACATGCACAGCTTGGACTTGATGTCGGAGAAGTCAATCACACGACCAATGTCATCCAAAGGTTTGATACCATGCTCCGCTTCGCATTTGAAGTGAATTCGGTAGTTGTGACCGTGCAAGTGGCGGCACTTTGTTTCATGCCCAACAACGCGGTGGCCGCACGAAATATCGTGATAACGTTCAGCTGTCACCGTTTTCATGCCAGCCCCCAATAATTGCTCGATTTCGGAAGTTCCATCAAACCTTCCTTCACCGCCCGGAGAACCAGCGGGTCAGGCAAACCTGCTTCCGCGAACCCTTGAGCACGAAGAACGTTTGCATGGTTCATATCAGTGGGAGGGTACTTACCATCGTACGACGTATGGCTATACGCCATTGCTTCCCAACATCCCGGAAGTTCGTACGAAAGCTTGACCGTTTCGGCTTTTGTAAGGTACATCAGAGGGGTATGAATTTTGATCGGGGTTGTGCCGCGATGATCGTGGCCAAGTGCAGTATTGATATACACTTCAGTTGCTTGGATAAAGATTTCGCGACAATCGTCGTAATTTGCGTTATCCATTTGGCAAACGCCGGTAATGAGATTGGGAATTCCCAACGCTTCGGCCCGGTTTGCTGCAATTGTCAAGAACAGAGCGTTACGCATCGGAACAAACGTATCTTCACGTCGGTTCCCAATAATCTGTTCCATCTGCTCGGGCGATTCGTAACGCTCAAGTTCATTGTCCGAAGTAAGCGGGGAGGTTGAAATCAAACATTGCGGCACTTGAACAATTTCATGGGACAAAACCCCTGCCATTTCACCAACCTTGATCGCGGCATCGATTTCAATTCGGTGACGCTGCCCGTAATCAAACGTAATTGCATGAACTTCCGCAAAGTTCTTCTTCGCCCAAAAAAGGCAAGTTGTGGAATCTTGACCGCCGGAAAGAACAACTAGAGCTTTTTGTTTCATGATTTGTTACTCCATGTCAATGTGCTTATGCACTTGCAGTTGAAAAATATAACCATACGTCAAACACGAACGAATAGCTGCGCGAGTATGCAAGCGGTTCAGTTCTTCGTCCTTTACATCAATTGGTTGAACGTATATGGCTTTATTGTACCAGACAGCCGGTCGCGCTACTTGATTTGCAACACTGTGACCGAGCGCATGAATTGGGAGACCATCGCTTGCAATATCACCATCACTGACCACATATTTGAATGCGCAAGCGTACCGATCAATATCGGGATGAACGCGACCTGTTTTCGGACTGCAAACAATATAGGCGCCTTTCTTTTCCCAATACTTCAACGACCAGTTGATGAATGGCGTAGGCGGGAGGGTTCCGTTTGTCTCAACCTGAACGTAATACGCACCAATGTCCAAGACTGTATTGATAAACAAACTCAAATTTTGCCGGAAAGGTTCGCCACCAGTGATGACAATAAGACCGTAGCTTGACAAGCTTTTAATCTTGTCAATTAGATCAACAATGTCGTATGTTTGGCGCCGCGAAGTGTAATCTGTATCACACTGTGGGCATTGCAGGTTACATCCCGCAAGACGGACGAAAACAGCTTTATGTCCGGTGAAAGGGCCTTCGCCCTGTATCGACAGGAAAACTTCCTGTACGTCAAGAACCTTAGAAAGATCCTTACTTTGTTTCTCGATTGGTTGTTGATTCATGTTCCGATTACCTTTTAGAAGGTGTGTCACACATTAAAAAAGGGGCATTTCTGCCCCTTTTTTGCCGGCTTGAAATTACGATGCAGCAGCTTCGGTTGATGCGGGTTGAGCAGCGGCGGGAGCTAAGACACGGCCAGTGATGCCGTGGAAGACGCGCCAGCGAGCGTATTGGGTGCGAATGGTGGAGTCATTCAAACCTTGTGCTTGGCCGTCGGCGAGCAGGTTTGCAATGGGGGTCGGTTGGCCCAGATTGGCGGAAATGCTGTCCGCCAGCGCCCAGACCTTGCCCGTTTCGGTATTGGGCTTCGGGCGACGGATACCGTTTTGTTCGGGCATCTTGTTGGCTTCCTTGGCAGCAGCCTTTTCAGCCTTGGCAGCGTCCTTTGCTTCCTTCTCAGCCAGCTTCTTGGCTTCGCGTTCAGCCTTGTCAGCTTCCTTGGCCGCAGCAGCCTTTTCCTTGGCTTCCTTGGCCGCAGCAGCCTTTTCAGCCTTTTCCTTGGCCTTGGCTTCTTTTTCAGCGGCAGCCTTGGCAGCCTTTTCAGCAGCAGCTTGTTCGGCAGCGATTTGTTCCGGGGTCTTTTCGGACATGGTATTTCTCCTTGATAGGTTTGGTTCGGGTTGAGTTGTTTGTTGCTACAGGTGCAATATTACACGTTCGGTTCTGATATGGCAAATAATCTTTTACCGGCTAGTTTTCCATTTCCCAAATTGCACACTAGCTGTCGATTTATTAATACCCTCCTGAATACATTTATCAATCACAGACTTACGGAGGGCTTTTTCATCCGTGATTGTTTCTGCAACTTCATCAGCAATTTCCCAAACTCGACCAGTTGCTGATCCAGCTTTTGGACGACCAGCGGGTTCAGACGGATCCTTTGGAGCACGGGGTTCCTTTGGAGCTTTTGGAACACTTGTCCGACGTTCAGGTTTAACAGCAACACTAGAAGCAACAGGCATAAGAATCCCTGTACGTTCATTCTTTTCAAACTTGAGATCCTTTGGCGTATTGTCAAATACGGTTGGCGTCATAAATGAGCTAGACTGACCGCGAACATATTTATACTTCTTTTTATCGTTAGGGCCAACTGTGGAAGCAAGTCTAGCAACTTCCTCCGGATCAGCTTCTGTAACCGGAATGTTATTGATAATGTGGTGAATGATTTGCTCTTTAAAGTCGTTAGGTAAATCCGGGCCAATTAGATTTCGGTACAGCATTTTCAATTCAAGTTCGGACTTATGCTTTAAACACAAATCCATATCGGACACTTGACAAGTGTGATCCGGGCATTCCAAATAAACAAGGTTTAGCACCACGTTCATCGACGGATGCTTATGAAGCACAAGCATCCTTTGCATGTCAATACTAATATACATATATCACCTCAGAACGGAATGTCGTCATCCATATCGCTAAAGTCTTTTACTTTAGGCTTTGAAATTGGCATTATGGGGCAGGTTGTTCCGGTTTAACTTGCACGGAATCTGACTCCGCAAATGCGGGCATCCAAACGCAATAACTCTAGCTGGCGGTCGTGAAGCTGGAACACACAACTTACACAGTTCTTGATCTTCATTGAAAGACTTACAGTTGATGCAAGTTTTCCAAATGTCTGCTTCTTCCATTACTTCTTGAATAATGTCGTGAAGTTTTTGCTTAAAAGCTTGACTAGGGCTCATGTTGTCACCTTAAAATGGAATATCTACTTCCTCTAACGGTTTAGAGGTTGGTTGGTTTGCAAACTTTACCAAAGGGCCTTCATCTGCGTCTGAAGCTTCAATTGTACCAAAAGCAGTATTATCAAAGCAATAATTCACAATTTCCGGATATTTCTTGTTTACCCATACGGAAATATGCGTCGCACTTTTCAATTCACCAGCACGACTCAATGCTTCGTCTGTTGTTGTTGGGGGACGTAAATCTAACCTATTAGTTCTTTCCATCCACCATCTTGAAGCTTTACGGGCAACAAAGCCCTCATGTTGAATACAGACGTAATCTTCAAAATGCTTGAGTCCGCAATAGTACGTGACTTTCATTGCAGGTGGTTTTCCAAATTTCTCATGTTTGCTAATTGTGATCGTATCAATTTTAAACATTTCCGAAACCGGCAACTCCCCGCGGATAACTTCTTCCGTACTTGCAGATTCTTTTAGCTTTGTCATTATGGGGAACTCGTGGCCGCAGCCCATTGGCGTTGCAAAAGGTTCCCCGCCACAGAACCTCGCGCTGGCGTGGTTGTATGTACCGCACACCGCGCAAAGCTTAATGGGAGCTTCCCCGCCTTTAGTACCTTTCTTTCGAGGTATCAGCGGATCGTTGATTGGTCCAAGACGTTTGGTGTTCCCGGCAAAGTCAAGAACCAAACAGTTCATCTTTCGGTATTCAAGACACTCAAATGGGCGAGTTCCGCGACCAAGCATCTGAACCCATAAAACAGGTGAAGCAGTTGGACGTAACATAACAATCATATCAATTTCAGGCATATCAAAACCTGTTGTCAATACATTATTGTTAGTTACAGCCCGATACTTACCTGCTTTGAAATCCGCAATAACCTGATCCCGTTCCTTATCAGACATTTTGCTATGGACAGTTCCGCAAGGGATCCCCAAAGCGTTCAGCATTTCAGCAGCATGCTTTGCATGATCTACACCAGCACAAAATATCAACCAACGGTGCCTGTCGTGACCACATTCCATTGCCTCTTGCAGAGCAGCATAAGTTATTTCTGCTTTATCAACTGCAATCTGAAGCTCGGAACTAATAAACTCGCCACCTCGCATATGAACGCCGTCGGTGTTGAGCATTGTTCCGGTTTGTTTTGGGATAAGGGGACAAATATAACCTTCCGCAATTAGTCGATTAAACGCATGCAGACCTGTTATATCAAAACAAGTGTTGGTAAATATCCCATCGTCTGTGATTCTTCCGTGGCCTAAGCGCCAAGGCGTGGCAGTTAAACCTATAACCTTCAACATTGGGTTAATTGATTTTAATCCCTCAATGAAGGTTCTATACATTGTTTCATCAT